CAAATGCGGATGTATCATACTTACCATCTGCGGGTGCCTTGTGTTTGCCTTGCGATATCTGTTTCCTAAGATCCATCCAAGACTTGGCTATGCCCTCTAGATCGGGGGCTGAATCGTCTTTCTTCCAAAAGTTCTCAGGCCACCAATCAGGCCGGTCTAGCGGAGTGTCATCCTCTTGCTCTGCTAAATGAGATATCTGTGTTGATTCTGGGTTTTGCTGCTCGGTACCTTGGCTGTCCTCAGTTGTTACTGAGTCCAGTAGGCCACCATTCTCTGTGGGCTGGACTGCTTCGGTAGTTTCCATGTTTACATTTTCCTTGCTTTATTAATCCTTGCTTCAAGATCCCTAATTACGCTGTTTTGTCCTTCTCGGTAAAAAGCATAGCTAGGATCAGCGCCAGGCAAGGCAACTGGCTGCTCTAACAAAGTAGTTCTTAACCACTTCATTAGTTTCTCGCCATCCTCAGAGCTAAGAACTCTAAGGCATAGTTTGTTTAGGTCTTCTACTGATTGGTCAACATCGCGAATATCTGTGACTACACTTTCTAAGCCAGCCCATCCGTCAACATTCATCTATTAGCCTCCAGCCATTTTCAGCATTTCGGGTACAGCCTCTGGGTTCTGCTCGGCAACCTGAGCTGCCTGTTGAGCAATCTGCTGGAGATTGTATTGGCGCTCTGCTGAGTCATTACGCAACCTTGATGGGATGCCCAGCTTGTCTGCGATATAGTCTGTAATCTCGCCCATCTTAGGTGTGGCTTGACCCTCTGGGCCAAAGCCTTGAGCCATCTGCACGAACTGCATGACGTTGGTTACGTCTTCCATATTCTGAGCCATAGCTAATGGGGCAACTGGCGCTACCTTAACCTCTAGTCCATTGACACGCAAAGGCATATCGATAATGCCTCTGTCATCCATGACTTGTAGTATCTTAGATACAAGTGGAATCATGGTCTCATTAATTAATCGGCCAAATGCAGATCCGAGGTTCTGACTCAACTCCTTCATACGTTCTACGACTTCCGTTGCGGAGCGAGCAGACATATTATCGGGAGGCAAACTCTCGTCTAGCAGTATGCGCTTGATGTTTCCGCGTAGGTCTCCCATGATAATTTGAGCTACGTTAAAGTCACCAGCTCGTGGCAATGGCTTGAGTGATTCACCTTGTGGGCCACCATTACGAGCTACAGGAATGATTGCGCCAGGCACAATCTTGACTGTTGCTGGATTAAGAACTCCATCGTCAGCAGCTGTATACACACCGGATATAGCTAAAGATGCGTTCTTTAATACTAGCTCTAGTGTTTTATTCAATGTCTTGATATCAGGCAACGCAGTAATCAATGGGCCTCTGCCGTATATCTCACCGGCTACCTTCATGTAGCGACTGACTACCCAAGGACTCTTCTTGAGTCTGCGATAGACCAGCTCTTGCTTAGACTCTTTGTGGATAACGTGATAGCAGAAATCTCCACGCTTTGGATCAAATACTGTAGCCTCAATCAACTCAAAGTCTTCGGTTGGCTTTTGGTCAATCTTCTGCTGTAAGTCTGTAGGAATCTCAGCATCTCTCCATTGCTGGATAATTGCCTCACCTTTAATACGCATACGTCTGTATACATTGTCTACCTGACCATTAGCGCCCTCTTCAAAGGCAACCAAGAACTGTGGCACAGGAATGAAGTTGATTGGGCTGGTATCGTCACCAGGCTGAACCATCATTACAGCCGTACCAACTGCCAGGTCAAGCAAGAACTCGCCCATCGCAATGTCAAAGTTAGATTGCTTGAGAGTTGCAAACATCTTGTCTGCGTAGATATCAAGCGCTGCGGATGCCTCTGCTTTGCGGTCTTCTGGAATATCTGGGCCAGTTTCTAATCTGCACCATTTGCGTTGTGGCGGGAATATTCCTGACTGTAGACGATTAGCAAAGCGCTGAGTTGAATTAATAGCAGTAGCATCAAACACACGATTCATCTTCTTAGCACCGCCAACCTTACCATCATAGTAGCCGTCATAAAGGTTACGCTGTGGCAGAGCAAACTCATATGCCTCATCGTATAGGTCTCTAAAATCCTCTTTCTTACGCAACGCTATGTCGTGGCGCTTGAGGATGTCCTCTGGTTTTAATCTCATCATCTCAGCCATATCAATCCTTTTTGTGCTTATTCGCAAAGTTGCGAGCTGCCTCTTTGCTACCAAATCCCCACTTCTTCAGAGCCAGCTTTAGGCGTGTTGGCTTTCCATTCTCATCAACGAGTGGGCCAGCCATACCACCAAATCGAGCAGCAAAAGATACGCGCCGTGGGTTCGTGCCTTCCTTGACAGGAGCCTTTAGGTTCGCGCCCTCTGTCCGCTTAAAGTATTTACGGCCAGCCTCAGTAAGACCACCGCTAGGACTCTTATGCTCTTTCTTCATTCGTACCAATCTATACGCATCTCAGCCATCTGAGAGCTGCTGTTTACATTCGTTAAACGAAACAGATATGTTGTCAACGGCTTTAAAATAAATTCAAAACTAGTTCCCCTGCCACCAGCTCCACTTCTATTTCCTTGACCTTCTGCGCTTGTAATAAGTTCAGAATAAAACTCTGTGCCTACTGCGGTTACAGTTGGATTTAATACCGCAGCTGCTTGGCTTGCTGTAGTAATTACTCGATTACGGCGATGCAAAGTCATTGCTGTGCCGCCGCTAGTTGTAGAGCTTTCGTAAGCGTAAACCTCAGTCTCGCCGCCACATTGATAATCAACAAACGCGTGAGCCTCTAGTCCAGCTGGCCACGCAATAGCAATATTAATGCTTGAGCCAACTGCCAATCTACCATTATCTGGATGTGTTTTATACACATAATACGCACGACCCTCATGCAAACGCAGATGATTTATATCAACTGTTGGGAATGGTCTATCCGAACTCGCAAGAGTCTGTACGTTATCTTTATCAACGTAGCTTGGAGAAACATGGCGAGATTTAGTAGAGAGCGACTCACGCTCAACTGTAATCGGCATTATTTCTTCTTAGGCTTCATTGCAGTCTTAGCGGCTTTAACAAATGCAGCATCAGTTGGTGCGCCAGGAGAGCCAGGCTTACGCATCTTCTCCTTAGATCCCGACTCGATCCGCTCACGTTTTTTATGGATATTGGCATAGAGGCCAGCTTTCATATTAATACCCTCCCGCTTTACGGCCTTCAGACATTGCAATTGCTTTTGCCTGAGCTGGTGTTTTTACTTTCTGACCAGAGCTTGACTTGAGTTTTCCTTTAGAATACTCACGCATTACTTTGGCAACTTTGGCTTGCATCTTATCTGTATCTGGCATGATTGTCCTTTATAGGCTTTGGTTAGAGCCGAGGGTTTCTTTCATCCCCATCTCTGGATTTAAACGTGCATCCGACAAGAGCTGACGGCCTCTACGTCTTGCGCCACGCATCTTTGCGCCAGCCTCTTCTTGTGCTTGTGTTGCTTTCTCAACACCAGCAACTGGTTCTGGTATTTTCTCAGGCTCTGGAGCCTTTGGACTACCACCGCCACCACCACCGCCTCCAAATAATCCACCCATGATTAGCTCACTTTCATATCGTTAGAGCCAAGCTTTTGGATGCCTGTCTCTGGGGTTAAACGTGTATCCGATAACAACATTCGGCTACCACCTCGTAATCGTGCTTTAGCACGAGCTGCGTTTTGCTCGGCTAGTTCGCGCTTTTCTTCTTCAGCTTGCGCCCGAATGCGAGCCGTTTCTTCTTTAGTCTCATCAGCTGCTCGTTGAGCGCCACTAGTATCTGGAGATCCACCAAATAATCCACCCATTTAATACCTCGTCATTAGTAAGTAATCCACCTTGTCAGGGCCATACATCTTTAAAATCGCTTCGGTCTCAAACCTTAATGCTTGCGCATAACGTATTGCCCGAATATCGTCAGTTCTAACAGTTATTTGCAGTCTGTGCAAGTGGAGATATCGGATTGCGATATCTACAAAGGTTCTGCCACATCTAAGCATAGATGTTGGGTGTTCTCTAGCCTGATTATCAAAGATGCTCCACATCTCGCCAACTCCACCCCAAAACAATACAACTCCAAAGATGGCTATCGGTTTATTGCGATAGAACGCAGTAACCGCTGTGCCGAGTGTTGCTTGGCTATGTATCATGGATCTAAGGTCATAGCCCCTAGCTACCGCTAACAACTCTGGCTGGGTAGTATCGAGCTGGTCAAAGTGGTCAATCACAAATGGCAGATAGAACACCCCTCTCTTGGGATGCATCTCCTCATTCAATACCTCATAAGGTATGGTT